CAGTCTTCTTGTCCTTTGGTGGGCGACGCTTGGCTGCCATTACTTTTTCTTGGTGCCCTTTTTCTTTTTCTTTTTGGGGGGTCGGCCCATTTTTGAGCCGTAGGTGCCAGGTCCACTAGGCATCAGTCAGCCTCCGCAGGTGCTTCCTTTTTAGCGGACTTTTTCTTGGCCGGTGCCTTGGGCTTGTCTTCGGCGCCCTGCGACTTGAACTGATACTTACTTGGAAGCGGAGCCATAGCCGCGAGAACGTAACTGGTCCAAGGTTAACTCTGTTCCATCCTTGGCTACAAACTTGCGGATAGCGTCAGATGGGCCGTATTTGTCGACCAATCCACGCCACATAGCAAGACGCCCAGGGCCAAGGACTTTCCGCCTTTCACTTTCACTTTGGCCATTAAGCCATTCGCCATAGTCTTCACGGGCTTCCTCAAACTCTTTTTCAAGACCGATTGGGATGTTGATGTATCGCGAACGGCAGTTGAAGTGTTGTGGCGGATACGGGCCTTGGCCATGCTTGAACACCTTGCCATCCAACGCGCGACAGATTGGTGATGTCCGGCTGTCGAGTGTGGCCGTGTACCGATACTTGGCTGTAGCGTCAGGGTTTTCAGCGGCAATGATGCGATCAGCAGCCACTGCCACCTGATTGACGCTGGTGCGGACAATGGCTCTGATCTGGTTGTTGGGGATGCTGGTGGCCTGGCCACCCGCCGCGATGACCGTGTCAATAGAACCGCGTTGCTCTTTGGTCAACCGACCTTTGAGTCTGCGAACAATGCTCGGAACCGACTGGCCTTCAAGCAAGCCGTTTCGCACAGCAACACTGAACAGCTCCGCCTGCCTTTCAGACATTTTGCTGAACGCACCGCGGATCACCTCACCGTTGGGCAGGCTTATTTCTTGCCCAAGTGTCAGCTGGAAAGTGACTGGGTTGCTGGCAATACGCTCAAAGCTGTCACTGAGGTTGACGACGCCAGCCACGGTCGGCTGACTTGTCACGATTGCCTGCCCTAAAGCCGGACTGATTTCAACAGTGCCCACAGTTGCCGCAGCACCAGCAGGCAAAGCCTTTTGCAGTTGCTCAGCAGCAAACTCAGATTGCAGCACTGCCAAGCCCTGCAGTTCCTCAGTCATCGTGGCAATGCTTTCGCCGGACCAAGTACGTAGTGAATCGCTCAGTTGCGCGAGAATGGCCCTGAGCCGTGCAGCCTTAACAGGCGACGCAAGCTCATCAATCCCACGAAGCTGATCAACAGCATCCAGCACAACGTCGTTGTATGCACGGATTAACCGGCGGCTGACACTGTTGCTATAGCGGTTCAGGTCAATTGCGTTCCTGAAAACCTCATTTATCTCGCTCATGGCTCATAGATGCCGAGGTAGTGCGGGTCATCAATGCAGGCCACTGAAACGTCACAACCAGCCCGAAGAGCGTTGCCGACAAGCCCTGAAAACTCAGCGATCACATCTTTTTCATATATGCCGATAGCCGTCTCCGACACTCCACAGATTTTGCCCTGCAAATACCAAGTGACCCTGATGACCGCATAGGTGTCATGTTGCAGCTCTTGTTTCGTGAAAAACAGAAGCCGATTGGTTGGCTCTTCCGGCTTATGTTTCCGCAGATTATCCAGCCAACTCATCCCCAGCCTCCGGGCCTGCTTCTGGCATTGTGGCCTCTTCTGCAGCAGGTGGCGCCTGTTCAGGTCGCTGCATTTCAATCAGGCCGCCGCTTTGCGTTGCTTCAACTTCTTCTTCAACATCAAACTCATCACCCAACACTTCACCAGCAGACAACTGATTCAGCAGTGTTTCCTGAGTGATGGTTCCTGCGGTGTAAAGCTGCAGCAGTGACTGGATCTCCTGCGGCTCAAGCCGTGTGGCCAAGAAGTCGCGGTTGATAAAGCTGCTGCCCGCCTGCGCCTGCTGCATGTACTGCGCGTGGAATGACAAGCAGTTATCAATCAGGTCTTGCATCTGCTGGGCGATAACCATCATGGTGCTGTCGCCTTGGCTGCGATCAATACGCTTTGCCTCTGCAGTTTCTGCGCTGAGCTTTTGGCCCAACACTGCAGCCAAGCCCAACTCATTGATCTGGGCAGCGATTTGATCAAGCCTGCGGAACTGCGCGTCGTAGCTGTTCCCACCAGGCTCAATGTATTCAGCCCGTGCAGACTCAGGCAGCGCCATAGCTTCGCCTGGGCCTGCACTGATTTCTTCAGCAGACTGTGGAAAACCATAGATAGCCAGCATCGGCACAGCTGAAATGTGCAGCTGGTTGTCAAGGTCCGACTGGACTTGGAATGCTTTGAGGTTCAGCTCAGCAATGTCTGCTAGCGGTGGCCGCGACTCAAGCACACCAACACGGTTGGAATAGGCAACAGCAAAAGGAATTTCACTCAGGCTGGTGTTGCCTTCATCAACAAGGACGAAATCACCTTTCTTGTCCTTTTGGTGGATCTCAAAAGCACCAGGCGTTAGTACACGCACTTGCTGCAGTTGCTTTTCACCGTAAAGGCCATCGGGCACGGTGATCTCCTCCATCAACCGCAGCTGCGTCAGGATTTGCTTCCCGTCCTTGATTTCAGACCGCCAGCCGAGGATGTCCCTAGGGGTGTATTGCGTCCAATATGGCCGCCCGTTTTCACCCGCCTTGGGTGCATCAACCAAGACGCCAACATGCCCATAACGAATGCACTTGCGAGCAGTTTCGTAGGTCCATACGTTCAGGTCATTGCCTTGCAGGTCAACGTCAAACAGCTGCTCGGTAACCACATCAGCAACATCCTCAAGGCGCACAGGCTTGCGGGTCAACATGCCCGCCAGCATCCGCTCAAGCCTCACGTAGTACGGCGCAAGAGTTGAACGGAGAAGCCTGTTGTCATATGCCTCATCCAACTCTCTTGGTTCTTGTGGCAGATATTTTCTGTGTTTTTTTCTGATCCCGTATGTGCCCTGCAGCAGGGCTTCAATCAACAACCAATGGGGCTCCATGTTGACGTAAGCCGTGTTCGGGCTTTCCACGGTCGTGACGTTGCCAACACGTTGGCGCCCAGAAAAGCCTGAATACACAGCTAAAGCCCGCCCATCCCGATCAGTTTAGTAAAGCCTGATGCCAGTACCACGTCCAGCATTCCTGTGCAGCGGGTTGAACTCACGCCACACCAAATAACCCAAAGCGTCATTCATGTGGTCATAGCCAGCATCTTTGTCTGGCTCGCCACGTTCTGTATATGACTGCAGCTCAAGGCACTCAATGGTCCTTTTGCAGTGCTTTGCTACTTGCAACCTGACTTCACCTTTCCCGTTTTCCAGAACAGCTTGTACAGAAGCCACCCGATCACGGACGGCAGGATTTGACTTAGGCGATTGGTTGCTGAAACCGTAGGACTCCAAGATTTGTATGTCTGTACGGCTGGCATTCGTAGATCGTGAACCGCCTGATGCGTCAGGGTAGACATAGATTCTGCGGTCGGGAAAACGCGCTCGTATTTCTTGAGCCAAGGCGTCGGTGTCATGGGCACCGCTGACCTCATCGATCAGCAATAGTTGTTTCCCAAGACGAACGGCAATCACAGCTGACATTTGCCCAACGTTGAAGTCCACGCCAATACGTAGGGGCTCTTCGTCGGTGTTGGGCATATCACTGACTACATGCTTGGCCCGGCTAAAGCGGTCATAGACCTGGCCGGTTGTGAGGTTGCAGAACTGACCTTCCAGGTACGCCTGGAGGAGTGATGGGTCGTAGTTGGCCTGCAGCCGTTCAATAAAGTCTTGGGGCAGATATGGATTGTCTGCCGAGCGCATCCTAATCAGCTTTCTGTCTTCACGCTTTTGGGCTTCCTCAGAGCCAAAGGTTGACCACATCCAGCGGAAACCTTCAGGCGTTGACGCAGCGCCAAATTGCCGGACGTTGCCAGACCGCAAGCGGCCAAGGATTTTGGGGAATGCCTTGGATGCGATTGACGGCGTGACCGTATCAATCTCATCAGCCAACACCCAAGCAAGGTTCAAGCCAATGATCCGTGACCAGTTCTCAAAACTGCGACACAGGATCTTGGTGTCACCGCCAGGTAGGTGCAAAACGTACTCAGGCAGGGGAGAAGCCCTAAAGGTGTACGGGATCTCGTACGCCTCCAAAAAAGATTCAAAGTCGTTTTGCCAGATGTCCCGGACCAACGGGCCAGTCGGCTCCATCACGCAGCCAATGAAGCCCTGATTGGCAAAGGCAAGGATCACGCTCTTGGCAGCCAATGCCCTTGTCTTGCCTGCCCCGTAGCCGGCAGACAAGCCAATAATCTGCGTCGTCTGATCCTCAACAAAGGCAAGCTGACCAGGGTGTAAATCACCTTTGATCCGCTTTTCCAACTTGCGGACATCAACTTGGTTGTTGCCCTCTCCAAGCTTTTGGAGGACATTGCCTGGCGGGATTGCAGACAGAACACCCATCAGTCGTACAGCTTGGCGATCTTGGCAGCAGTGTTGATGCAGCCCAACACAGCTTGAAGGTTGGACTGTTCCATGCCTTTTTTATGCACGACGTTCAGCTGTGACAAAAGTATTGCGGCAAAAGCTTGACGATCCAAGTTGAAATCTTCCTCAAGGCGCTTTGTGGCAAGGGCAATGTATTCATCGCTTTGCCTTTGCTTGAGCCCCCATTCATTTGCGGCGTATTGCAAAAGATCTGAACGTGTCGCCCCATTGGCCATCATCCGGGCAAACCTTGCTGTCCGGAACTCTTTTTCCGCTTTTGTGCAGCGAGGATTTTTATCCATGGTTTCAGCCTAATGATGCAAACGAGTCCAGGGCGTACCAGACATGTGAGTTGCGATAGCCGCCTTGATGCGTGGGAACTATTGGCGTGACGCCGTGACAGTTCCGCCATGCTGGATAGACAAGCATCGAGCCATCCGTTTGGTCAAAGGTGGCGTCGTAGTCGGGGACATGCAAGTTCCCGCCAGTGCTGTTGCGCCGCTTGGTGATGATGATATTGATAGCGCCTTTGACATTGGCGTGATCTTGGTGGATTGGCGCTGCGATGTTGCAGTTGCTGATCGTGCTGCTGAAGTGCTTTGCGAAACGCCACTTCTCAGGAACACGGGCTTGAACCTTGCTGCTGTGCAGCTGGGTGACTTCAGGTGCCAGCTCCTGGACAAGCTGATAAGCGGTGATGCCTGCCTTGTGCATGGCTTTGACAAAGGTGCCAGCTGTCTTGCTGCTATGGACAGAGGACCGTGTGCCGTATGCCCTTCTCATGTGTGGCTTGGGCGGCACGCTGCCAAGGATGGCTGAGTACTGGGAGATGACCAGGTAACGGCGTTTGCCGTTGGGGCCAGGTGGCAGTGGACGTTTACGGTCCATCATCGTTTTAGGCACCCTGGTTGAGTTGACTTCGTGGTCAGCGATGTTGATCAGGTTCCGCAAGTCGTCAGGCAGTTGCTTGATGAACAAGCCGACTTGAGTGCCATCAGGATCAGCAAGGATGCAGGACTCTGTGACGTTGGGCTGCAGTGTTGGGCAAGTGTCCCCGATCTTGAGCTTGGGAGCTTTGGGCTGCAGGGTGAGGACTGGCAGCTTCATGACCACTTGAATTTTCCGTGAGTAATCGGGCGGAGCTTGATGTTGGTTGTGCCATCAGCCTTGGTGTAGGTGGTGGCAAGTTTTGGAAACCTGCATGCAATCTCAATCAGATGTGCCTTGTGGTCTGCGTCACGCTGTTGCTGACCGCCAAGCTCTGCACGGATGCCACCTTCTGCGAAGTACTTGGTCTTGGGGCAGATGCCATCAAGCCTGATAACGCCTTTGTAGAGCTTGAAAGACCGCAAGCTGGATTCAAAGTCTTCGCCTGATGAGAAGTCATCACGGTCTGAGGCCGTCCATACGGGGTCATGGGCGTATGAGCCAAAGAAGTTGGCGCAGATGTATCTGAGACCCACCGACGTGGCTGAGTCCATGTAGAAACCGTTTTCCACTGGGTTGATACCCCACATACGAGCCTTGGTCCGCTCGCATGCGCTGAACCCTTTGTTGGCGATGCGGTCTAGTGACCAGTCACAGGGGTCAAGCTTTTTTTTGCTGTTGACGATGTGCAGGCTGTATATGTCGTCGTCCAAGCTCAGCACCCTGGTCCCTGGCTTGTAATGGGTGTTGATGAAGATGCGCTGCCTGCCGATACCAGGCTTGCCCTCAACGATGCGTAGCTTCAGGCCAATCTGTTCAAGGGCGAAACGGTAAGCCGCAGTCTCACCGGCGTTGGCTGTAAAAACAGTGACACGGCTGAAATCAGCTTGGTGTCGCTTAAGGGTTTTGAGCGTTGCCTGCAGAAGGATGTTGACCCTTTTGTAGGAAGGAATCGCAATCTGGTAATCAAGCATCTTTCAAGGCGTTGATCAACAGCATGCCGACGTACTTGCCTTCCTTGCGGGCCTCAGCGACAAGAGCCTGAGCCTCTTCGTAATCTTCAGGCTCAAAATCAATCTGGATTGCCTTGCGAACACCAGCGGCATATTCCGACAGGTCTTCTTCCATGTCGTCCAGTGCCGACAGGTCAATGTCCTCACCAAAGGTGGGCAAGTCGTCACCCCAGCCCAGCAGAGTGAGGTCGTAGCCAGCTTCACCCAAGGCTTGCAGTTCAGCCTGCAGCACGTCGTCATCCCAAGTGCTGTTGAGTGCCAGCTGGTTATCAGCAA